TTTGCAAACTATTGGAAAGAATGCCAACAAGAGTATAAGGAGCGTCAAAATAGGCTCGAAAAAGAGAAAGACGACGTAAGGGTCGAGATGGAAAAAGAAGCCGTTAAATACGATATATTGAGCCGTTATGAAAGGCAAGAGATTGCAACCAAAATTGCAAGGAACAATCCGAGGCGAATACCAACGAAATTAGATAAGGACGGCACACCGATTGAGTACGCATTAGTCTATAATTCAGGGGCGGAGGTTATACGGGCTTTGGATTATCTAAGCAAGATAGACGGGGATTACGCAGCGGAGAAACAAAAGGTGGAGTACGAGTATTCAACTGATACCATTCAGCACATTAGGGATGCATTAGGATTACAAGATGTTCGAGAGGAGTGATAAGCAGAAACAGGCATGGGATATGTACCTGTCGAGTGATGTTCGCTTCATTGGTTACGGCGGGGCGGGCGGGGGGGGCAAATCCTATTTGGGCTGCGATATATTCTCAACGCTCTGCGCCACTATGCCAAACAGCAAGTGGTTCTTTGCCCGCAACACCATGATGGAGATTCGGGATTCTATGGTTCATACGTGGAGAAAGGTTTGCGGGGCAAAGGGTCTGAAAGGGTGGCGGGTAACGGACAAGAACATTATTTTTATAAACGGCTCCACGATAGATTTTTTGGAATTGCAGTATTACCCTAGAATCGACCCGCTATATGAGCGTTTAGGTTCAAAGGAGTACACGGGCGGTTGGATTGAGGAGGCGGGGAATGTTCACCCTTTAGCGTTTGATGTTTTAAAATCCAAGGTGGGCAGATGGATGAACGAGGAGTTTGGGCTGCCCGGCAAGATATTGGTAACATTTAACCCTAAGAAAAATTGGCTGTACCATACTTTTTATAAACCATACCGTGATAACGAGGAAACAAGCGACACGAAATTTATCCCCGCTCTCTACTCTGATAATCCATGGTTGCCCAAGGAGTATATCGAGAACTTGAGAAATATAAAGGATAAGGCTACTAAGGAGCGACTGCTGCGGGGCAACTTCGATTATGACGATGACCCCACGGCGCTGATTCCCTACGAAAAGATAAGCGCAATATGGAGCAATACGCACATAAAAAAGGATTATGCGAATAGGTACATAACGGCTGATATAGCGAGGTACGGCTCAGATAAGGCAATAATCATGGTGTGGTATGGGTTCGTGATAGTGGATGTGGCGGTATTTGACACTAGTTCGATGGTGGATATTCAGAATACTATTAACTCAATGCGAAGCAAGCACGGCATACCGGCGAGAAATTGTATAGCGGATGAAGATGGGATAGGTGGGGGTATTGTGGATAATTGCGGCATAAATGGATTTGTGAATAATGGTCGCCCATTTGATTCTGCATATTACAACTTAAAGTGTGAGTGCGCCTACTATTTGGCCAAAGCGATGGACAGCATATATTTTGAGGTGCAAGTATCTGAGGATGAACGTCAGTGTATCGAGGAGGAACTGGGGCAAATCAAAACCTACCAAGCGGACACAGACACGAAACTAAGAATACTGCCAAAAGAGAAAGTTAAGGAGAATATTGGACACTCGCCGGACTGGGCGGATAACTTCATAATGCGTATGTTGTTTGAGTTAGGAGAAACGTTTGATGCAAAAGCGTTCGCCCGCCACGTGGAGATGTTGATATAATTTTGTTAAATTTATTTGGATTGATTAAAAATAGTGTATATTTGTGGTAAATAAAAGCTTAAAATTATGGCACGATTTAAACTAGAAGATAGGGTGAGGCTGAAATCAACAGGGGTTGAATACTCCATTTCAGCTACCATATCGGTATTTGAGGGAGGCAACATCAACCTTGTTTACGAACTGACCGAGGGCGAAAAGGATGCTTGGGGTGCGTACATCAACACGGGCGAAAGGTATAGAGAGAATGAGCTGGAGCCCGTGGACGTGAAGCGAACCGAGAAAGACGACTTGAAGGAGGAACTGGGTAAACTCACAGGTACTTCCGTGCCCCCTTATGTGAGTGAGAGTGTGGAAAGGTTGACCGAGCGGGTGAATGAAGAGAGGGCGAAAAAAGAATTGCCCCCTATCGAATCAAGTAAGCCCCAAAAGGCAACGCCACGACCAGCGCAAGCTAGAGTGGTTAAGAGAAAGAAGTAAAAAAACTTGAGCTGGCAGAAAAACTGCCATCGTTAAAATAGGATGTGATGACGATTGAGCAGCTACAAGATATTATCAACATGCCAGCCCCCGAGGCTGTGGGATTGCTATGCAGGAGCGATATTAAACTCCCTGACTGGGCGAACGAGTTAGAGCCTCAGTACAACGAGATGAAGCACGCCATCATGCGGGACCACCTACGATACCCGCCAAAAATGCGCAATGGTGTTGACGAGTTCAGGCGCATACCCTTGGCAAAGCAGAAAGAAGCCGTTAACAAAATGTCTCAATCCATTTTTTACACCGATGTGGTGCGAAAGTATGATATACCGATTGATGACAGTGCAGCGGACGAAGCGAAAGAGCTGCTAGAAATGGCGTATAAGGTGGTTAACGCTGTGGATAGTTTGAATATGGAGCGGGGAAAGGAGCTGTTTAAAAGTTGTCAGGTGGCAACCGTTTGGCGTTTGGAAAAAAAACCGAGCAACATTAAGGGGGAAAAATCGGACTACACACTAACACACAATCTCTATTCACCCGCACTGGGATACAAACTTTATCCGTATTTTTCCGATGAAAAAACGCTATTAGGGATAAGCATAGCGTGGCTGGATGCAACGGATGCTACCGATAAGCTGATAACCTACTTAAATGGGGCAGTGATTACTTATGAGAATGGCGGTCAGGGGTGGAAGCAAAAGAGTTTAGAAAAGCTAGGGCATGACATACTGACGGTTGTTTATACGCATATTCCCGAGCCCGTATGGGGTGGCGATGGGGGCACGAAGCTGGTTGAGATAATGGAGGATATACTATCCAAACAGATGATGTACATTGATAAAAATACCGTGCCGACCTACGTGATTTACAAGGGCGAAAATGGACGGGTGAGCAATGTGGAAGAGAAACCTGATGATGCTAGGAGGGTGATTGTGGTGGGCAAAGACGGCTTTATGAACGCTATTCAGTGGGAAGGAGCAAAGGAGGCCGTGGAGTGGCAGTACCGAACCATCGAGGAGCAGTTCTACCAGCAGACCCAAGTTTTTAACAACTCACCGAGTGCTATGCAGAAAACGCCGCTCAGTGCGGACAACAAGGAAATATTACTCTTTGATAGCAAGGCACGGGCAAAGGATTATGGTGGGGAATACGTTTACATGCTTAACGAAGAGTTTGAACTGGTTAGGCAGCTACTTTCGGTGCAGTACCCACACATGGCCGATGCGTTTGGCCGTTTGAATTGTAGAAGCGTAATTACCCCATACAGCGTCAGGTCGCTGAAAGATAGGGCTGAGAGTGTGAAGATTGCTAGGGATGCGGGGGTACTGAGCATTCAACAGGGAGTTGAGGAGTTAGATTTAGTGGACAATGTGAGCAACGAGGTGGATCAGATACTGAATGAGCGAAACCAAGAGATAACCAACTTGCTATGAAACTAAGCGGGTACGATAGACGGCATGAAGCGAACGTACGTAGGTACATGAAGGAACTACGGGCTATCTACCTATCAGTAATTGGCAGCGTATCGGAAATGACCGTGGGGCTATCCAATCTTGAGTATGCTTTCAGGAATCACCCCGTGCTGAACAGGAAGGTGAATGAACTATTGCGGGCAATGCACGGAGATGTGTTTGCATTAATCGTCAACGGTATTTATAGCGAGTGGGCCATTGGCAATGAGAAGCACCATGCGTTATTTAATTTGGCTTTCGGCAAGAATGCGAACCGATTGCCACAACTGGCACTCAACAGGTATCTGGCATCAAACATTGACGCACGGGATGCATTTGCGGGTAGGATAGAGAACGGTTTGAACCTGAGCCAAAGAATATGGAGAAATACCAACCAGTTCAAACAGGAGCTGGAGCTCGCTTTGGAATTTGCGGTGAGCAAAGGGCAATCGGCAAAAACAACGGCTGTTCAGATAGGCAGGTACTTGAATAATCCCATAAAGCTGAGAGAGAATGTACAAACCCGTTTTGGTGAACAGAGGCTGCTGGATGCGGTGGACGTATCGAGACCCAAGGCGGGCATGTATAAATCGAGCTACAAGAATGCTTTGAGGCTGACGCGCAATGAAACTAATTTTGCCTACGAAACGGCTCAACAGATACGGAGACAGCAGCAGGATTTTATAGTGGGTATAGATATTAGCGTTGCTCCGAACTACGACAGGGAATTGGATAAGGGAGGTATCGTATGTGCTGACTTGCAGGGGCGATACCCAAAGGATTTCGATTTCTCGCAAAAATGGCATGTAAACTGCAGATGCGTTGCGACCAACATTTTGAAAACAAGACGTGAAATGGATATGGATGCTGACAATCTCATTCGTGGAGGTGAGCCGAGTGCAGCGAGCGTTAACACAGTGAGGGAGGTCAGCAACATGGAGTATATTAACGAGGTTAAGGAGTTAACAAAGAATTGGAAACGCAAACCGATATGGCTAACGAATTTGAATTGATGAAAAAAGTATCAATAAATATGGCTACCTACCCGAAGACCCGCAGGTACTGCAAACAGGTTTTGGATGGGCTGGTGGACGTGAAGTGTGATATTGTCAGGGTGTACCTGAACGAGTACACAGAGATTCCCGATGAGTTTCCTAAGGGCGACAAGTTCCACTACCATTTGGGCGATGAGAATATTATGGATTCGGGCAAGTTCTACTTCATGCAGCCGAACGAGTACTATTTCACGATTGATGACGATTTACTCTATACACAGGAATATTTTAGGAAGAGCCTAGAGTTTATGAAAGAAACGGGGTATGTGGCAGTAACGACTTTTGGAAAGGTGCTAAAGCCGCAGCCCCGGCACTTCGTGGACGTAGAAATGGTGGTATCGTGGCGGGATGACGTAAAAGATAATTATATCTGCAATGTGGCGGGGACGGGTCTGTCTCTATTTGACACAGATAAAATATACTTCAACTCAAACTACTTCAAGCACCACGGCATGACCGATTTGGAGGTTGCAAGGATATTCCAAGTGAGGCAGTTCCCTATTATTTGCCGAGCGCACGAAGCGAGTGAAGTGAAGTATTTAGCCGACGATTTCAAGGAGACGTTATGGGATAGGCGGGAAGAACTGGTTGAGAAGCATGACGAAATATTGCGCTCAGTGCCCGAATGGGACCTATTTGAACACAAGCGGGTGCTATGGCTCACGAACTATATCCACGACACGCTTATAAATGATGAGAAAATAACCCGAAGCGGGCAATACCTTTGGATTAGGTCAATGGGCGCAGACGTGAGGCGTTGGGCGCAAATAAGGGATAAAGAGAGCATAAATGATTACGATATAATCCACATGAACCTTGCCCCGAACGACCTAGACCTAGCGTTGGAGGTTCGCAGCATTTTGGGCGAAAAATCTAACACGAAGCTGATTTGTCAGGCAGACCACGGGGTTGACGTTATGAATGGGGTGTTCAACTTTCAGCTATTCAAGCAGGCGGTCAACGCAGCCGACTACGTCATAGGCGTTGAAGAGATGCAATGCAGGATGTTGAGGTTCTTGACCCAAAAGCCCGTGATTGAGATTAACAACCCCGTTGACGTTGAGTTCGTGAGGGGAGTGCAGGGATTAACTCAAGAGAATAGGGTGGGCGTGATTTCACATTGCTACCAAGCGCACGAGGCGTATTTGGGTCAGGCATTTGATAGGCTGTGTGTTCCCGTTGACCTGTTGGCGTATCAGGGTCAAGACGCCATTAGGCTGATGAAAACCTACGACACCATATACGGCGATACCGACTATTTGAACTTCCTGAGACTTCTAACGAAGTACAAGGTTCTGGTTGACGGGCATTTGAGCTACTCGATTGGCAGGGTGTGCATGGATGCAGCCGCTTTGGGTATTCCGATGATTTGCAGCGAGCGGAGCGAAACGGCAAAGGTTCTATACCCACATACGCTGGTTAATCCCTATGACGTTGGGGAGATAAGAGAGTTAACCGAAAGGTTATTGAATGATATAGTATTCTATCACAACGTGGTCAGCACAGCATTGGAGCGGGTGGCAGAATTTGATATGTTTAAAACTAAAACGAGACTGTTGAATCATTTGAGCAACGATTGATTATATTTACAAAATTGGACAAACCAAAAAAACTTGAATTATGAGGGACAAAATCCTAGAAACACTGAAAGGCGCACGTGAGCAAAACTCACAGGTAAGCGACCGCACGTTGGAGGGGCTGGCAGACCAGTACTCCAAATTGATTACCACCGATGAGCAGTTGGAGGCTATGGATGCTAAGGGGCTGCTTGAGAATTTGCAGGGTAATATCAACTTCGTTTTGAAAGGCGAATCTGATAAGCTGTTAGCGAAACATCAAAAGGAGCTGGAGAATTTAAAGGCACAACAGAAAGTTGAGCCGAAAAAAGAACCCGAACCACCAGATAACGATGCAGTAAAAACGCTGCAAGAACAAATCCAACATTTGGCCAACCAAATGAAAGACCTTCAGGAGGGGGCTATCAAAGAGGGGAGGCTGGCAAAGATTCAGAAAGCATACGCAGGAATGCCAAAGGCTCAGGTTGATGTTGAGCTATCCCTTTACGAATCGGTGTACGCTGGCATGAGTACGGACGTGTTTAACTCTATGATTGAGCAGAAAACGGAGGCTAACAAGGCGTTTGTTGATTCTGTAAAAGCGAAAGGGTTGGACTTCACCGTACCCAGCAGGGCGCAGGCACAAGACGACGACGGGCAAACGCCTGTGCTAAAAAAAGCCCGTGAAATGGTTAATAAACAAAACAAAGAGAAATGAGACAAATTCAAACCTATGAGGATGTTCTAACGCGAAAGAACATCATCAACAAGGACAAGGCGTGGGACATTCCTGGGGGTGTGAGCCTTCGGACTTCCAACCTTGTCGCAGGGAACTATTTGCCAGAGGGGACTCCCATTTCTGCACCATCAAGCGGCTTGCGCTACGTGTGCAAGCAGGCGGTGGTGGAGAAGGGGTCAACAGCAAAGAGTTTCAAAGTCAAGCAGGGTTCACACCACTTCAAGGCGGGAGACCTTGTAACCCTAGGCAATACGAACGGCACGGCATGGCACATTGCCAGTGTTTCAGCCCCATCAGGGGGGATAGAGAAGATTAACCTATCCACAGCCATAGGCTTCCCTGGCACTTCGCAATCGTTCTTCATCTACGAGGCGAGCACGGCAGGTACGGGTGCGGCATTGAAGCGCACGCCTGATGCTATCCTAAAGTACCCGATTGAGGTGCCGAAAGACCAGATGGTAATTTTTGGCGCAGATGCGTACACACGTGCTGACGTGGTAGAGGGTGCAATAGGCGATAAGTACCTAGAGCATCTAAAGTTCATTAACGTTGTTAAATATTAAGGGAGGGAATAGACATGGCAAAATCACAACCACTAAGTCCAACGGGTCAACTCTTGACCATCGAGGATATAAGGGCGTTCTACGATGCGAACCCCCTCCCCACGTCTGCCATTGATGTGCATTTCCCACTTTCGCAGACTATGGACGGCTCATGGCGAACGATAACGAACGCTATGGGTGAGATGAACATTGCTGCCGACCCGATTCAAAACAAGTCCAGCATTCCCGTTTCGGGGCGCAGGGGTTACAAGTCGGTTCAGGGTGAACTAGCGACCTTTGGCAAGGCGTTTGAGATGGATGCTGCTGACTTTGAGCGTTGGCATAAATTGCAGGAGAATTTCGCACGTGCTCAGAATGCTGATGCTGCAGCTCAACTGCTGGCTTTTTGGGACAACGATTTGGCGAATGTTCGCAGGGCGTTAGAGAATGAGCGCAGGTACTTGGGCTACTCGTTGATTAGTAACGGGTGTTCCTTGGAGTTCGCCGCAGCCAACAGTCCATATTTGGCAGGGCTGGCCGCTATGCAGTACCCAGTCCAGACGTGGCAGAAAGTAAAGACAGGAACTACTTGGACGAACGCTGCTGCAACCATCATTGACGACATCAAGGCGTTCTTCATTGACCTACCCAAATCGAAGGGGATTAGGATTCGCAGCGTCAAAGTGAGCGGCGAGCTATTTGGCTATATCCGTGCGAACACACAGGTAAAGAGCTATTGCGCTACCCTAGTGATGCACCTAATGAGCCAAAACATCCCGCCATCACTGGAGACTGTGAACGCCATGCTAGCCATTTATTTCGGCGTGGACGCTATCCAAATCGAGATAATTGACGACCAGATTACGAGGGAAAATGCTGACGGGTCGTACACTACTTCCAACCCATTCAATTCGATTATGGCTGTGGGTTCGCCCGAGCCAGCCGTGGGTCGATTCGAGTGGAAGCAGATTTACACGGAATCCCCACAGAGGGAGACCTACCAATCGTTCTTCATGGTTGGTTCGTACAAGGAGGAGAAAGATGTACCTTATGGAAAGGTTTACGGCAAGGCGAATGCGTTTCCAGCCGTTGACGCATACTCCCACATGGTATTTTTAAAAACTAATGCAGATGCTTGGTGATGACGGTGAGTGAAGCCATACACGCCCTAACAGCATACCCCGTTCCGAAAGGTACTGTTTCCCTTATCTGTGCGGGTAGGGGCTTGCAGGCTGATGGCGAGCTGGTGGTTGGCAGGGCGTGGCATTTGGCACGAGCTGATTTGTACATGTGGCTCGCTAAGGCTCCAAACATTCGTGAGCAGGAGGTTGCTATTTCGTTCACAAGCGATGAGCGCAAGGCGTTAATCCGTGAGGCGAATAGCATCTACGATGAGCACGGAGAGAGTGGAGGCGAAAGGGTGGGCTACGTGGGCGAAAATTTTAATCTAATCTGATGGTAAAACTGGGAGAAATATCGTTCTACACAGGCACGAGCACAACGGGCGTGGATGGGTGGGGACACCCCCTACCCACACGCCCAGAGTGGTCATCGTACTACCCATGTAACATCAAAGCACCAAGGCGGGAGCTGCAGGAGTACGATGGCGGTCAGTACCGCAGGGCTAACTACGTGATTTTAGTAGATGAGCGATTTGTGGGGACGGCTGATTTTTCCGAGTGCAAAAAGGTTAGGTTGAAGGACAGCAGATGTAAGTGTATCGGTACGCATCAGGTAATATCGAACACCTATCAAAAGTTAACCCGACAAATCCGCATAGTGGTATGATGCGATTCAATTTGAAGCGTGGCAGCGTGGACGCAGCGAGGCGGAATATAAGAGCCTACTCCGAAAGGATGGATCGGGTGATTGTAAGCCGACTGGAATACGTCTTGGAAGAGCTGAAGAACCATGCCAAGTTGAATGCAGGGTACAATTTCCACACGGGCAACCTAAATAGCAGTATCGGAGGAGGCGTTTATAAAAACGGCCATCTTATACACACCAGAGGGTTCGATGTGGTACAGGGAGGCGATGACGGGGCTAAGGTAGGATTGGCTTATCTGAATGAGTTGGCACTGAAAG